CGAGACGGACCTCGCGCAGGCGGCGGGAAGGGTAAAGACCCGCGCGCTCGCGCAGACGTCCGAGGCGGACCTCGCGCAAGCGGCGGGAAGGGTAAAGACCCGTGCGTTCGCGCAGGCGTCCGAGATCGATCTCGCGCAGGCGATCGGCGCTCGCAAGGCGGTCGCGCTCGCGCAGGCGATCGAGACGGACCTCGCGCAAGGGGTCGGCGGTCCCAAGACGATCGGGATAGGGCAGGCGTCCGAGGCGGACCTCGCGCAGGTGATCAGCGCTCGTAAGGTGGTCGCGCTCGCGCAGGCAGGCGAGGCGGACCTCGCGCAGGCGGTTAGTGCTCGCAAGGCGGTCGGATTAACGCAGGCGTCCGAGACGGACCTCGCGCAGGCGATCAGCGCTCGTAAGGCGGTCGCGCTCGCGCAGGCGATCGAAACGGACCTCGCGCAGGCGATCGGGGCGCGGAAGACGCGGGAGATCGCGCAGGCGATCGAGACGGACCTCGCGCAAGGAATGATCGAAGGCGGAGGGCTCGTCGTCGCGATCGCGCAGGTAGCGGAGGCGGACCTGGCACAGGCGATCTCGTTCGCACTTCGGAGGCTCTTGTCTACCGCGATCGAGACGGACGCGGCGCAGGTCTTCGGAGCGAAGAAGACGAAGGAGATCATCGGGGCGATGGAGAGCGATCTCGTGCAGCCGATCGTGGTCGGAAAGACCGTTACGATCTCCGCAGCGACGGAGACGGTACAGGCTCTCGGGGTCGCGATCGAAAAGCTCCGGGAAATCGGGATCGTGGTCGAGGTCGATTACGCACAGGACGTAGTCGTCATCGGTGGGATAACGGTTCGGATCACGAGCATCACGTTCGAGATGGCGCAGCGCTTGATAGCGCTGGCGAGCGCCACGCGGAGCGCTGGGGTCGATCTCAAGGCGCGGTCGATGGAAGAGGATATGGCGTGAGCCACGCGAGAGGCTAGAAGATGATCCAGGTAAACGAGCAGACCACGGCGTACCTAACGATCACGTTCAAGGACAAGGACGGGGCGAACGCGGCTCCGAATTCGGCGACCTACCGGATCGATTGCAAGACCACCGGAAAGGCCATCCGGGCAACCACGGCGCTCCCCGGAGGAGCGACGCCGGAGATCGTTCTTACGTCGGACGAGAACAAGATTCAGAACCTTAACAACTCAAGCGAGATAAAGCGGGTCACGATCATCGGGGTCTACGGGGTGGACGACAAGGTCACGGATGAATTTGAGTACGAGGTTCTAAACTTGGCAGGGGTCTAAGAAGGAGAAGACGAGATGGGTGCTGCTATCAAGTACATGGACGTGGCTCTATCCCTGAAGGATTTGAACGAAGAAGGAACCTTCGAGGGATACGGTAGCGTCTTCGGGGTGGTGGATTCTTACAACGAGGTCGTGATGCCGGGAGCGTTCAAGGCGTCGTTGAAGGAGCATAAGAAAAACAAGACCTGGCCCAAGATGCTCTGGCAGCATCGGTCGGCGGAACCCATCGGGGTCTACGAGACCCTGGAGGAGGACGACGTTGGGCTGTTCGTAAAGGGGAAGCTCCTCTTGGAGGTACAGCGGGCGCGCGAGACGCACGTGCTCTTGAAGCACGGAGCGCTCGATGGACTCTCGATCGGGTACGTCCCGGTGAAGGAGAAGTGGGAGCCGCTCCAAGAGGATGGTCCGAACGTGCTAAAGCTGTTCGAACTCGATCTCTGGGAGGTCTCTCCTGTGACCTTTCCTGCGAACGGCAAGGCGCGGGTCTCCGATGTAAAGAGCATAGCGGATCGAATTCAAACGATTCGCGAATTCGAAGACTTCCTGCGGGACGTAGGAGGTTTTAGCTGCGAGAGGGCGAAGGTCCTCGCGTCGCGCGGTTTCAAGGCCTTGGCTCGGGAAGAGCCGGAGAGCACCGAGGAACTCGCGTCGGCGATCACCCGTAACATCAGCATCTTGAAAGGATAAAAGATGGACATCAGCGAACTGAAGCACCTGCTCGAACAGCAGGGAGAAGCGTGGAACGAATTCAAGCGCTTGAACGATGAGCGCCTGAAGACGGTCGAGGGAAAGGTCGGAGGGGTCGACGCCCTCGTCGAGACGAAGCTCGGGACGATCAACACGGCTCTCGACTCCCTCTCGAAGTCGATCGTCGATATGGGCTTGAAGGTCAACCGGCTCTCGATCACCGGGGGAGGCTCGAAGCCCGAAGAGACGGAGGAGATGAAGGACTACAAGAAAGCCTTCAACCTCTATCTCCGGAAAGGACGCACCGAGAACCTGATCGAGCTGGGCGAGAAGGCGATGAGCGTCGGGAGCGATCCCGACGGTGGATACTGGGTCACTCCCGACGTAGGAGGGAGAATGATCCAGAAAATCTTCGAGTCGTCTCCCATCCGGCAGATCGCCTCGGTACAGACGATCGGCACCGACGCTCTCGAAGGAACAAACGATCTCGAAGAGGGTTCGTGCGGATGGGTCGCGGAGCAAGGAGCGCGCCCGGCAACGGGAACTGCGAAGACCGCGAAGTGGCGTATCCCGGTGCATGAGATGTATTCGATGCCGGAGGCGACGCAAACCCTTCTCGACGACGCGAACGTCAACGTCGAGATGTGGCTCGCCGACAAGAACTCGTCGAAGATGGCGAGGGTCGAGGCGACGGCATTCGTCAGCGGCAACGGGGTCGGAAAGCCGAGGGGGTTCCTCGATTACACCACGGTGGCGACGGACGACGCGACGCGGGCCTGGGGGCAGCTCCAGCACGTGGTCACGGGTACGTCGGGAGGTTTCGGCTCCGATCCGAACGGAAGCGACAAGCTAATCGATCTCGTCCACAAGTTGAAGTCCGCTTATCGCACCTCATCCCGTTTCTTGATGAGCCGTGCGACGGTCGGCGCGGTTCGGAAGCTGAAGGACACGAACGGGTCCTATGTCTGGCTCCCGTCGATGCAGGCAGCGCAACCCTCGCTCCTCCTCGGGTACCCGGTAACGGAGGCGGAGGACATGCCTGCGATCGCGGCGAACTCCCTTTCGATCGCGTTCGGGAACTTCTCCGAGGGGTACCAGATCGTGGATCGTCAGGGGATTCGAACGCTGCGCGATCCGTTCACAAACAAGCCGTTCGTTCGCTTCTACTCGACGCGTCGAGTCGGCGGCGACGTACTGAACTTCGAAGCGATCAAGTTTTTGAAGTTCAGCACCTAAACGTTTTCGAAAGAGGAAAGGAGAAGGAAGATGCGCAGAGACCTGAAGAGCAGATTGGACGTTGTCAATTCCATCGTTCCAGCGGTTTACACCGCTACGGCGACCGGGGTTGGCGCGGACCTGAAGGAAGCGGACGGAGCGCTGGTGGAATTCAACACCGGGGCGATCGTCGCCTCTGGCCTGTTTACCCCGAAGCTCCAGGAATCGGACGACTCGACGACCGGGTCGGACGGGGCTTGGAACGACGTGGCGGCGGCGGACCAGATCGGAACGCTGGCGAACCTGGCGGCGAGCGCGGTTCAGCGCGTGGCGTACGTCGGGGCAAAGCGCTGGGTCCGGGCGGTGGCGACGTACGTCAGCGGAACGAGTACCGCGATCAGCGCGGTAATCGTACGCGGACTGCATCACCAGCAACCGCCTGCTTGATGTCCTAAGCCTATGATCGTAGCGCGGATCGGATCATCGATCCGCGCCTCGATTTTTCCCAAGAGGAGATAGAAGATGGGTGCGAGAAACATAAGGGTAGTGATGACGAGGACCGATCGCGGAGCGCAGGATGGGCACACGGTCGAGGAATTCGTCGAGGGCGAGGAGTACCTGGTAACCGAGGACCTCGCGAAGGCGTTCATGTCCTCGGGGAGCTGCGAGATCGTTCCCTCCGGAGAAGAGGTCGGGGAGCGCTCGACGAAGATGAAGAGGGAACCGAGGAACAAGAGCCGAGGATAACGTCGTGCGGACTTCTACGATAATCAGCGTTCCTCCGCGAGCAGAGTTCCTTCACCTGAACGAGGCGAAGAACCACCTGCGGATCGTCGAGCCAGACGAGGATGTTCTGATCGAGAGGTACATCCGCTCCGCCTGTCTCTCGGTAGAGAGCTTTCTCTGGCGCGCGGTGGTCTACCGTACCCTGGAGGTTCGTCTCCTCGACGGGTTCCCGGAAGATGACGAGGAGATTCTCCTTCCGTATCCTCCAACCCGCCAGGTTCTCTCCGTGAAGTACCTCGACGCGGACGGGGCGGAGCAGACGCTGTCCCCTTCGGTATACCAGGCCGATCTCGGAAGCGAGCCAGCTCGCCTCGCTCTCGTCGACGGCGAAAGCTGGCCCGATACCAAGCGCGGGGCGCTCGTTCCGGTAAGAATCGCGGTTACGGCTGGGATGTTAGTTCCGGTGGGATTCGATCACGCGTCGGACTTGGTAAGTTCCAAGGGACATCCGTTCGTCGATACGAACTTGGTAAGGCTCTCCGTTTCAGGAGGGGTCCTTCCCGACGGCTTCTTCCGGGCAACCGATTACTACGTTCGCGATGCAACGACGGATACCTTCAAGCTCGCCGCGTCGTCGGGAGGGGCTGCTATCAGCTTCGAAACGAACGGATCGGGAAACATCTTTATCGGAGAGCTTCCCGATTACATCTACACCGGCGCGTTGCTTCTCCTCGGGCACCTGAATGAAAACCGCGAAGCGACGATCTCGGGAACCATCATCTCGGAGCTTCCTCTCGGTATCAGGTATCAGCTGCAGCCGTATCGGGCGATGGAGTTTAGATGAGAGCCGGGCAGCTCCGGAATCGGATCGAACTTCAGTCCCTCGTCGAGACGAAGGACGCGATGAGCGGTTCGCTCGTGAAGACCTACGCGACCTTTGCAACGGTCTGGGCGAGCGTCCTAGAGTTTTCGGGGGCGGAGCAGTACGCGGCGCGGACGCAGATAGCGACTCGACTCATCGAGGTGAGGCTGCGCTACCGCTCCGACGTAACCGAGCGGACCCGAGTTCTCCTCGGTGCGCGGGTCTTTAACGTCGTCGCGATCGGAGAGGACCGGGGTGGAAGACTCCGCGAGTTGATCTTGACTTGCGAGGAGCTGAGCTGATGTTCTCCTACGAGGTTTCGATCGAAGGCCTGTCCGATCTCCAGAAGGTCCTCCAGGAGCTTCCGGTCGAGATCGAGAAGCGCCTTCTTCGCGCGGCGCTCCGGAAGGCGTGGCTGATCGTGATCGAGGAGCTGCGCGATCGCGCCCCGGTCGGACGAACCGGAAGACTTCGCGATAGCATCAGGCTGGAGATGCGTCTCCGTCGAAGCGGGGTAATCTTCGCGCGCGCGATCGTCGGCGGAACGAAGCAGGTTTGGTACGCGCACCTGATCGAGTACGGGGTAAGACCTCATACCATCGAGACCCTGGAAGGAAAGCGCGGCCTGAGGCTCTCTCCCAACGTTTGGCGGCGCGCGGTTTCACATCCTGGATTTTCGGGTAGGGCGTTCATCAGGAACGCGTTCGATGCGAAGGCTCCGATCGCGGCGAAGAAGTTTCGCGATGAGATGCTCGCTGGTCTTCTGCGCTGGATAAAGCGCACCGAACGTAAGCTGAAGAAGCTAAGGTGATCTATGGTTGAGAAGGCGGTCTACGGAAGGCTCTCGACGTTCTCCGGTCTTACGGCTCTCGTCGGCTCGAACGTCTTCGGAGACGAGCTTCCGGAGGGCTTC